TGCTTCTGCTTCGCTAATCCGGTCAGGGTCGTCTGGGTCGTAGGTCTGGGGCGTCTCTTCCTCGCTATCAGAATCTCCTGCATTTTCCGCCTCTTCGTTTTCGGAAGGGATGCCGTATAGATCCTCATCACTAGGCTGATCGAAGTGCATTTCCTTGAATGGGCCTGTGTACTCTTTCTGAGTTTCTTCATTCTTTTCTTCAGCCATCGCTATATCCGCCATTCTTGTCAAACATCCCGTACGCCTTTAGATATTGAGCACGGTGTTGTCGGCTAGTAAAAATTGCCTGACCGGTTTTCCGGTCAAACTCTGTTGGAACGCCTTTTTCTACACTGTCGCGGGCAAAATCCCCAACTTGGTCTGGGTGCACACCTGCAGCGTCACTTTTCATGGGCCAATTTGCGCAAGAACCAATTTCCATGCCTGCAATCTCTAGATCTACTCGACGCTTAAGATGTACACCATCTAGCTCAATTGACATATCGGATGCAGAGCGTTTTTCCATCTCAGAAATGGTCATAAATACCGACGTAATCTGGTTGCTCGGCCTGTTCCTTCAGACGGTCCTCTTCATCGGGGGTCATTGGGCGAATTATGTTCTGCAACTCCGGAGTATTACTGTACTTGGCAACAGTTTCTACAAACTCGGGCATGTCAAACGTCAGCCCCATGCTCTGCAGGTTTTGCGCCATAGGCATGATAAAGTTTGCAACAGTTTGCGAAACTGTCTGTACACGCTCCGCCGGGCTACGGCTTTGCATTGAATACGGCGCAATATCAATGTTGTAGTCAATGAAATCGATTTGCCGCATTTCTGGTCCAAAATCTGCCTTGACCGTAACCTCCGTATTCGGAATCTTCTTGTAAATACGAGGTGATGCAACGGGGTCGTGATACAGGTATTTTGCGAGCGCAACTACTACCTGCTGTACTCCGCTGCTTACTGCTGCTTGCATGTCAGATATCTTGGTGCTGGCAGATTGGGAAATCAGCTTTTCCTGCCCAACTGTGTCTGCAGCCTTTCCAAGACCACCCATTGTGTCAAGGTTGCCGCCGAGATACGAGAACATTTGTCGCAACTGCACGAAGAACGCAAGAGAGTTCTGGTCTACACCGCCGTAGCTAATTTCTCTTGTAGATTCCGGCCTGTCTGCGCGAATAATGTCACCATCATCAGCCATGCCCACTCTGCGACCGTCTTCTTCTGCGCCTGACTGGACTACCGTAAGAGTCTTTTGTCGTTCTGTCTGCCTACCAAGCTTGCGGAAAACTCGGTTAGACAGATCGTGCAAATCGATTAGTTGCATAGCAGGAGAAGTTGGAAGAATGTTTCCGGGCACTTCGCCAAAACCAAGGCGGTAATAGGGGCCTTCTTCTGGCCCAGTCCATTCGATCACCCTGTATGCGTCAGTTTGGTCAAAACCGCCGTCGGGTGAAGCAGGTACAGTCACAAGAACCTGTTCATAAGGCAACCAAA